TCACCGTTCAGCCGATAACTGAATTCCTGCATCGGTCCCCTCGATAAGTCCCTGCTCGGTCATCGACGCGAGCACTTCGTCCAGCACCCGACGCTGCGGAGCCGAGAAGTTCCGGGCCGCCGGTTGCTTGCCCTCCCGGAGCAGGTCCAGGACCTTCTCCTGCACGCGAGCCCGCAGCGACGACTCGGCGTGCTCCTGGCGCACCAGCTCCCGTTCTGCGTCGAGGCGTCCGGCAGCCCGCGCCCTGGCCTCGGCCTGGCGGCGCAGCTCCTGCACCAGCCCGGCCCGGGTCACGTCCGAGACGCGCATGACGTGCTCGGCCAGCCGCCAGTCGTCCTCGGTCACGTCCCGGTGCATTTCCAGGAGTGCGAACCCGGCGGCCAGCTTCGCCGTGCAGAGCATCCGGTGGGCGTCCAGCTCATCGCCGCCACCCCGGGCACGCATCAGCGCGTCCTCCTGCCACTTCCGGACCACCAAGTCCGGCAGGGTCAGGTTGCGGTCCGGCACCCAGCGGGTGGAGGCGAACACGTCCGAGCCGGGAACGTGCTGTTCCCAGGCGATCGGCGTCGGCCACTGGTGGCCCAGCTCGGCCTCCGGGTCATTGGCTGGCAGCCACACGAACCGCTGCGGTGTTCCGCCGTCCGCGTCCTCCAGCAGCGCCCGGGACCGGCCCGGCTGCACGCCGACCACCAGGTTGCAGCGGTACGTGTCCCGCTGAACCCACAGATCCGACGTGCCGGAGGCTGCCCGGCCGCCGAGCCCGCCGCCGATCCAGGCGGTGCGCAGCGTCGACAGGATCGTTGAACCCTGCCGGGAGCCGAGCTGTGTCAGCCGGTCCACCTCGTCCATTTCGATGACCGCCGAGTCCGCGACCTGCACGATCTGGCCCTGCCGCTTCTCGACGTAGGCGGCGACCAGGCCCTCACCGGACCGGAGCGACTGCCAGTGCTGCCGGTTCGGGATCCGGATCACATCAGCGGCGGCCGCGGCCGTCCGAGACTTCCCGGCGCCCGACTTCCCGACCAGGGCGATGAACAGGTTCAGGCTCGCGGAGTCGCCGCCGTACGTGTCCAACTTGATCGACGGCGGAATCGCGGCCAGCACATCGACCAGGACGGCGCCCAGCAGCGCGTACGGTCCGATCAGCCGGGCCTTGGCCGCCTGCCAGATCGTCGCCAGGCTTTGCCGCTGGTTCCAAAACTGGTCATGCTGCCGGGGCTCGATGACGATCAGGCCGTAGTCCGGCCGCATCCGGCGGATATCGTCCTCCGTCGCCGCCGCGGCGTAGGCGATGCCGGTCCGCAGCAGGTGCTCGGCCCGGTCGGGCTCGTAGTCGGTGCCGAGCGCGATCATCAGCGCGTCGTACGCCTCCCGCGCCGGGAACAGCCCGGCCCGCGCCGCCCGGAAGATGTTGCCGAAGTGACGGATCGCCGCCTCGTTCCGGGAGGTGGCCGCCGCCTCGTCCACGAACGCGTCCAGCATTTCGTCCAGGCGCTCCGGGTCGTCGGCGGCCGTGTACTCGGCCAGGAACTTCGCCACCAGCTCATCCGACGCCGACCGCACCGACTGTCCGGCCTCGGTGAACCAGCCCTCCGCCCACGACGGCAGCGGCCGGATCTCCTGCCCGTGCCACTCGTAGCGGCCACCGGCCCGGGGATGCGGGGTCGGGGCGACCACGATGTAGCCGGTGCCGCGAACCTCACCCCAACCGAGCGCAGGCATCCGGGAAAGGCTGTTGGAGAACTCCCGGCCGGTGGCGAACACGTAGTGTCCGCGGCGCGGCTCGGCCGCATCCGTCGACTGGAAGGCTCCAGCTTCAACCAGCAGCTGCTGAAGCTCAGCGGTCAACCGCTCCGGGTGGTCCACGTCCAGGGCGACCAGCCCGTTCAGGGCCAGCGGCAGGCCGAGCCCGTGAATCTCACCCCGCCAGGCGTCGACCTCCTCAGGCGTTCTCCACGCCTGCTCGTTCCAGACGAAGCCGGGCGCCGGATTCTTCGACCGAGCCGCCAGGGGAAATACGCGGAATCCGGCGGCGATATACAACTTCGCCGCTTCCCTTACCGAGAGGCCGGCAACGGACGGAATACGCATTTAATTCCCCCTGAATGTTTCGTTAATCCAGAATCCGAGGCCCCGGTGGATTACGGAGATAAGCCACCGCACGGGCCGCAATTTCTTCCAATCGGTCCGCGTCATCGTGCGCCACCTTTCCGAGCAAATAGTGGTTGCAGGACGTGCAAAGCAGCCCTCGCACGGATTCCCGCCCGGCCTTGTTGTGGTCGTGATCAACCGCGAGGCGCTTCCGCCCGCCACGGCGGCCGCAGATGTAGCAGCGGCCGTCCGACCAGGCGACCAGGGCGGCGTAGTCGTCGGCACTGATCCCGTACGTCTCCGCCACCCGCTTCAGGTGCGCCCGCTCCTTCGACGCCTTCGCGTTCGCCCGCTTGCACGTCGGGCACAGCCGGGCAGGCGGGACCGCGTTCTTCTTCCCGCACTGAGTGCAGGCACGTTTACTCGCTGCCACGCTTCCCCTCAGGTGATGGGGGATCGGCCGGGCCACGCTCATACCGCAGCCCGACCGATCGCGACGACCGTCAGCGCACCTCGTCCACGAAGCCCGCTTGCGATGGATCCGGTGGCGCGTGAGCGCCTGATGCTGTGGTTGTGGGAGAACGGCGCGGGTGGCGCGATCTTGTGCCGCCCGGTCATCGTCCGCGGCAACGTGGCCGAGTTCACTGAGCTGGTGCTTGGCTCGGGCGGCAAGCCGCTGAATGGTCGGCTCGGTAGTCGGGCGCTGAAGCGTCGTCGGCGTATCCGCGTGCGCACTCCCCTGCGGCTGGGGTCCTGATTAGCTGCGGCAACTGGGAGGGGAGGCCGTGTAGTCAATACTTCGGTGGGATGACTGGCAGATACAACAAGGGAGTGATGACACTCACCCCCCGCGGTCGGTAGTTGTGTAGCGAAACCACTACCCCCCAAGGGAGGACGCAATGAGGCGCTTGTTGTTGGCTGTCTTGCTCACAGTTGGCCTGTCGCTAGGGCTGGTCGCTGCTAGTTCGGCATCGGCGGAAGCAACACCGAAGCCGGGCACCCCGGCCCACTGGCAGAACGACTACTACCGCAACTACTTCAAGACCATCTACACCTGCAACAAGTGGGGTGAGGGTGCGAAGCACGGGAATGAGGTGCAGAAGAAGATCCCCTATGTCGACGGGTATCGCTGCGTGCAGCACGCCGGAGACAAGCGATGGAGCATCAACCTGCACTGGCAGAAGATCCCCCCGTGCACTGGCACCGGGGCAGGTTGTGGCGGTGGCGGTGGTGGCTCGGGTAGTTGGGTTGTGAAGGGCTACGCTGCCTAGCATGTGGCGGGGTGACGCGATCGAGGAACAGCTCAGCAACGAGCTGGAGGCGCACTGGCACGAATGGCGCATGACCGGCATGGGTCAGGTGGTCGATAAGTCGGTGGTCTGGGTCGCAGCGGATACCGTTCCGCATCCTGATCTCCTCGCCTGGTGCGAGAAGTACGACTTCACCTTGGAGCACGACCCGCCAGTAGAGGCGTAGTCACAAGAGAAGGCCCCGGCCCGGATTGATTCCGAGCTGGGGTCTCTTTGGTGGGAGACCCGCTCGGTATCCGGGCGTACGCCGCGCCACAGGCGCAAGCCTAGCGCGATTATTTCCACACAAAATCAAGCCGCTGTGCTCCCTGGTGTAGTGGTAGCACGCCTGACTCTGGATCAGGTAGCCGAGGTTCGACCCCTCGGGGAGCAGCTTCGGTGATGAGCCCCTGGCCCTCGCGGCCCGGGGCTTTTTCTGTGCCCTGGGAGAGGCGGTGAGCCTGGCGGTGAGCGACATTCTCTACGGCCTGACTTCCGCGGACGTGACGACGGACAGCGCCGGTAACGTCCTCTCGGGCCTAATCGCCACGGTTTACACGTCATTCTCCGGGGCGACCGTCTACTCGGCTACGAAAGCGGTGGCCCCTGGCCTTGTGCCTGGGTCCACGACCGGCGGGCTTGTCACGTCCGATTCGATGGGGCGGATCGCGTTCTTCGCGGACTCCTCCGCTGGCACCCTTTGGTTGGACTTCGGTTCCGGGGACCGGTGGCCGGTCAACCCGCTGAACTACGACGCGCGGATCGCGGCCGAGGTCGAGGCTGGGGTGGCTGCGGCGACGGCGGACACGCTGAGCGCGGTGGACCGCAGTAAGGACGCCCCGGCTCTGGGCCTGTACTTCCCGGAGGCGCACGGCGCGGTCGGTGATGGGGTGACTGACGATCGGGCTGCGATCGTGGCGGCGTTGGACGCTGCCGCGTCGGGCGGCGGCCGGGTGGATATCCAGAAGGTTCACGCGATCTCGGCTCCGATCGTGCTCCCGCCGAACGTGATCCTGTCCGGCTTCGGAACGTTGAGGGCGACCGCCTCTATGGCGCGGATGCTGGACTTTGGCGGCAAGGCGCTGACTGGCGTCACGCTCGACGCGAACGGGCTGGTCACCTCGGGCATCGTCCGGGTGGGGACGAGCAGCGTGGCGGCGGACGGGTCGCGGATTCGCGGTGTCCGGTTGCAGGACTCCCGGGTCGCGTTGCAGGGCATCGTCGTGTCCGGTAGCACCGACGTGGAGGTTGACGCGAGCCTGTTCGTTGGATGCGCGACGGCGGTCCAGGTGTCGGGGACAAATGCTCGGATCCGGGTCACCGGCAACCAGATCCTGGAGTGGTCGCAGCGTGGCATCTACGTGATCGGGGATGCCTCCAACAAGAGTTCCGACGTTCTGATCGCACGCAATCGGATCACGGACTTGATGCCGGGCGGTTCGTCCCGGTACCCGATCCGAGTGCAGGGCGGCGACGATGACTTGTTCCGGCACACGGACGTGCAGGTGCTGGACAACTTCGTGCAGGGGCCGGGCACGTCGTACAACGACCCGACGGTTCCGGGCACGGCAGACCAGTTGTCCTTCGCTCGGGTGCGTGGCCTGATCGTGGCGAACAACACGTCCCTGGACGGCGGCGACGCCGGGATGACGATTGAGTCGCAGTGCGAAGACGTGACGGTGAACGGCAACCTGATCAAGCGTTCTGACTCGGCGGGCCTGTACTTGGGCGCGAACTCGTCCACGTTCGTGCGGCGGGTGGCCTGCACCGGCAACACGATCATCGACGCCGGGCAGAACCGCGCCGGGGACCGGCTGACGCTGACGGCGATCAACGCCGGGAAGCTGTCTTATTCGGCTATCTCCGGGAACGTCCTCGGGAACAGCAGCGGCTCCACGCCGACGCAGTACGGGGTCGTCTTCAACAACTGCTCCAACGTGACCGTTGGCCCGAACACGAACGCCTCGCTGGGTACGGCGCTGTACTCGGTGGGCTCCGGCAACTCGGGCCTCATGCAGGCATCGGTTTCTGCGCTGACCTGACGAGAGGCGGTGAGCTGAATGGGTGCGATCGCTACGGCCGCGGCGAACGACGACACCGAAGGGATGCTCGTCGCCATGCGGGACCGGCTCGCGAAGGCCCTCGATGACGGGGTGCCGGCCCGTGAGCTGGCGAGCGTGTCGAAGCGCCTGGTCGAGATTCACAAGGACCTGGAGGCGCTGCGCGCTGCGAAGCAGCAGGCGGCCGACGAGAAGTCGGACGCTGAGGTCGAGGACTTCTAGTGGCGCTGGACTCGGCGCCGGTCCGGGTCAACGCCCGCCCCGGGATGCTGGTCGAGGCGCGGCATGTCGTTCTGCCGGACGGCGCTACGAAGACTCTCGGCGGTCGATTCATCGACTCGGTGGGCAAGCTTGGGATCCGCTACGACCGCTGGCAGGAGGATCTGATCCGGTCGCTCTCCGCGATGCGGGGCGAGAAGTGGGCGGCGCGGACGGCGGTTATCTCGATTCCCCGCCAGGTCGGGAAGACGTTCCTGGTGGGCACGCTGGCGTTCGCCCGCTGTCGCGAGACGCCGGGCCTGACGGTTGTGTGGACGGCGCACCGGTTCAAGGTGGCACGGGAGACGTTCCAGTTCTTGCGGGGCCTGGCGATGCTGCCGAACTCGGGCGTCCCGTCTGAGGACTACATCACGACGGCGGCGGGCAACGAGACGATCCGGTTCAACAACGGGTCGCGGATCGTTTTCGCCGCGCGTGAGCGGGGCGCGATCCGTGGCTTCTCCAATGTCGGCCTGCTGGTGCTGGACGAGGCGCAGATCTTGACGGACTCCGCGCTGGGTGACCTGAAGCCGATCACGAACCGGGCGAGCAACCCGCAGACGATAATGATGGGCACCCCGCCGCGGCCGCAGGATCCGGGGGAGGCGTTCACGCGGCTGCGGAAGGCGGCTCTGGAGGGTGTCAGCGGCCGGTCGTTCTACGTCGAGTTCTCCGCGGATCGTGACGCCGAGTCGGACGACCGCCGGGCATGGCGCGACGCGAACCCGTCCTACCCGCAGCACACGCCGGACGAGGCGCTGGAGGATCTGCTGACCTCGCTGGCCCCGGATGACTTCCGGCGTGAGGTGTTGGGGATCTGGGATGACGACGGCGCTCAGTGGGTGATCCCGGCGGACGCCTGGGAGGCGGCCGTGGATACGAGGGGGCGCGATATGTCGCTGCCTGTCGCGTTCGGTATCGACGTTTCTCCGAGCCGGTCGAGTGCTGCGATTGCGGCCGCGTACATCTTGGACGACGAGACGTGGCGGGTTGAGGTTGTGAGGACCGGCCTGGGCACGGACTGGATCGTGCCGTGGTTGAGCGATCCGGCGCGGGTGGTTCAGCCGCTGGTGACGGCGCTGGACGCTGGCGGCCCGGCGGGCTCGCTGGTTCAGGATCTGGTGGCTGCTCGGGTGCGTCCGCTGTTGAAGTGTTCGGCCGCCGACCTGAAGGCGGCTTGCGGTCAGTTCTACGACGGCATCATGTCGGGCTCGTTGAAGCACCTTGGGGATCCGGTGCTGACGGAGGCGCTGGCTGGCGCTGAGCGTCGGCAGCTCCTGGACGCGTGGGCGTGGTCTCGGAAGGACTCTGGGGCGGACATTACCCCGCTTGTCGCAGCGACGTTGGCCGCCTACGGCCTCTCGGCCAAGCGGCGTCGCGCTACTGGTGCGCGGCCTAATCGTGGATTGGTGGTGATGCGGTGATGCAGCAGGCGTTGCCTTTGGCGCTGGACCTGCCGCAGCTGTTCCCGTCTGAGCTGACCGAGGCGAATCTGCTCTGGAAGCAGTACAACGACAAGCTGCCGAAGAACCTCCTGCGCGAGCAGTACTACGACGCCAAGAACCTGTTCAAGAACCTTGGCATCGCGGTCCCGCCGGAATTTGAGCAGCTGGATTGGGTGCTCGGCTGGCCTGCGAAGGCGGTCGACAAGCTGGCTGCCCGGATCCGGCATGAGGGTTTCGACGTGCCGGGCGGCAACGTCTCGGCTGTCGAGGACATTTGGGCCGAGAACAAGATGGATCTCGGCCTGCGGCAGGGCATCACGTCGATGCTGGTCCACTCCTGCTCATTCTTGGCGGTTACGCAGGGCGACACGAGCCGTGGTGAGCCGGACGTGCTGCTGAGCCTCGGGTCGGCGTTGAACAGCACGGGCATTTGGGACCCGCGGCTGCGGGCGCTCCGGTCGGCTCTGATGGTGACGGCGACGGACGACTACGGCGCGGCCCTGGAGCTGGCGCTGTTCTTCCCGTGGGTGACGATCCGGGCGTGGCGTTCTTCGCGCGACACGGCGTGGCTGGTGTGGCGGATCCCGAATCCGACCGGTCGTGTCCTGGTCGAGCCGCTGGTGTTCAAGCCGAGGATCGAGCGGCCGTTCGGCTATTCGCGGATCACCCGCGCGGTGCGGTCGATCACCGACAACGCTCTGCGCACGGTAGTACGCGGCGAGCTGTCCGCTGAGTTCTTCAGCGCCCCGCAGCGGTACTTGATGGGCGCCGACGAGGCGATGTTCAAGGACAGCGACGGGAACCCGATCAGTCAGTGGGAGGCGTTCATCGGGCGGATCTTCGCTGTCCCGATGTACGAGGACCCGGACGGCGGCCAACACATGCCGGTGGCGGGCACGTTCCCGGCGTCGGATCCGAACGCGGCGCAGATGTATCTGCGCGGCCTGGCGCAGCAGTTCGCCGGGGAGACGGATATCCCGGTGGCGTCGCTGGGTGTCTCGCAGGAGTCGAATCCCGCGAGCGCGGACGCGATCGACGCGTCGCGCGACGATCTGGTCTATCTGGCCGAGGACGCGTGCGACACGGTGGGCGCTGCCGTGGACCGGTTGATGGTCTCGGCTGTGATGCTGCGCGACGGTCGCAGCGATGTTCCCCGTAGCTTGCGCAAGCTGCGGTCGCAGTGGCGTAACCCGAGGACGTACACCCGGGCCGCGATTGCCGACGCCGGGCAGAAGTTGATCGCTGCTGTCCCGTGGCTTGCGGAGACCGAGGTCGGCCTGGCTCGGCTGGGCCTGTCCAAGGATGAAATCGAGCGTGCGCTTGCTGAGCGTGACGCTGCGCAGGCGCGACTGAAGGCGTCGCAGCCTGCCCCTGAACCTTCCGCCCCGGCGCCGGATGCTGCCGAGACGGATACGGCGGACGCCGAAGACGAGGCGACCGCTGCCTAGTGCGCTTATCCGGCGCCTAGTTCAACTGGAGCCCCGCACGGGGCGCAATTGATCCTGCACAGGAGAAATACCTATGTCTGACACTGCCCAGAACACTGAGACCGAGGTTCCCCAGGCTCCCGCGGCCCAGACTGCACAGTCCGGCTCGGAGATCGACTGGAAGGCCGAGGCCCGTAAGTGGGAGGAGCGAGCGAAGGCCAACAAGGCGGCTGCTGATGAGCGTGATGCGCTGAAGGCGCAGATCGAGAAGCAGGGCGCCGAGTACAAGACGCTGGCCGAGCAGATGGAGGAGATCAAGAAGCAGGCGGACGAGCGCGCCGCAGAGGCTGCCCGCTACCGGGTGGCGGCGTCGAAGGGTGTCCCTGCTGACCTCCTGCCGGAGACCGGCGACGAGGAGACCCTGGCCGCTTTCGCTGACAAGGTGCTGGCGTTCCGCGCTGAAGCCGAGGCTGAGCAGCAGCGCATGGTCGTGCCGGGTGTTGGCAGCACCCCGCCGAAGCCGCCGACCCCGCAGGAGCGGGCGCGTGCGGCCGAGCAGGCGGGCGACTTCGCCACCTCGATGCGCGAGAAGGCCAACATGCTCGCGGATCTCGCGGCTGGTCAGACCAAGTAGTCCGCTTTGAGCCCCTGGTGGGGCGCTCCACTTTGAACATCAAGTGAGGTAAGACGTAATGGCTGGAATCACCGGGCAGGGCACCACTTACAACCTGCCGAACTTCGTGGGTGAGCTTCACGGGGTCAGCCCCGAGGACACCCCGTTGCTGTCCGCTATCGGCGGCCTGACCGGCGGCAGGAGCGCCAACGGCAGCACTGTTTTCACCTGGCAGACCTACGACCTGCGCGATGCCGACGACTCCCGGCAGCGCACCGAGGGCGCGAACGCCCCGCAGGCTGAGGGCCGGGTCCGTGGCAACGACTACAACGTCCTGGAGATCCACCAGGAAGCGGCCGAGGTCAGCTACACCAAGCTGGCCGCGACCAACGTCGTTGGCACCGTCGCTGGTGGCAAGTCCGTTCTCGGCGCGCAGCCGGTTCAGGATGAGCTGTCCTGGCAGGTTGCGCAGGCGCTGAAGCAGGTCGCTCGCGACGTTGAGAAGGGCTTCATCACCGGTCAGCGGACCCTGCCGTCCGACAACAGCTCGCCGCGGAAGACCGGCGGTCTGATCGAGGCGATCGAGCGCGGCCAGGTTGTCAACGGCACCACCAAGTCCAACGTGGTCGAGGTCGAGTTCGACTCGGGCTCTGGGACCTTCGCTGCCGCTCTGACCGAGGACGACGTGCTGGACCTGATGCAGATGGTCTGGGACAACGGCGGCCTGGTCGAGGGTGAGACCCGGACCTTGATCACCAACAGCACCCTGAAGCGGGCGCTGACCAAGCTGTTCATCAAGGACCGCAACTACCAGGAAGTCTCCCGGAACGTCGGCGGGGTCAACTTGCAGACCATCGAGACCGACTTCGGCCGGGTGAACATCATGCTTGACCGGTACATGCCTGCCGACAAGCTGGTGGTTGCCTCGCTGAACGAGCTGGCCCCGGTCTACCTGGAGATCCCGGGCAAGGGCCATTTCTTCGCTGAGCCGCTGGCCAAGAACGGTGCGGCCGAGCGCGTTCAGCTGTACGGCGAGATCGGCCTGGAGTTCGGCGCGGCGCTGCATCACGGCCTGATCAAGTTCACCGACACCGCGGCCTGATCTGAGCCCATCGCAAGAGCCCCTGAGGTTTAGACGCCTCGGGGGCTCTTTGCGTGTCTGACCTATCGGAGGACGCATGGCTGAGCCTTTCCTGATACCCGAGGACCTGGCCCCGTTCGCGACGATCGACGGGGCGAAGGCCGAGGCGATGATCGAGGACGCGACCGCTATGGCGATCGGCGTCGCCCCGTGCATTGCCGACTCCACCGACCCGCAGGTGCGGGCTCAGGTGAAGGCGGTTCTGCGGGCGGCGATCCTCCGGTGGAACGACGCGGGCAGCGGCGCCTTGGTGACCAAGCAGGACACGACCGGGCCGTTCTCCCACCAGGAGACGTACGACACCCGTACGCACCGCTCGGGGCTGTTCTGGCCTGACGAGATCACCACGCTGCAAGGGCTGTGCAAGTCAGCGACGAAGCGCGCGTTCAGCATCGACACGACGCCGCAAGCGGCACGGGACAAGTTGGAGGCGCTGAATGGCGACGACACCAACTGAGACCGACATCCAGGCGGCTGCCGAGCGGTTCCCGGCCGGAGAGACCGTGACGATCCTGACGCCGGGCACGAAGACCGATCCGTTCAGTGGCAAGGAGGTGCCCGATCCGGCGCATCCGGTCGAAGTTGACTTCCCGTTCTGCGCGGTCGGTATGGGTCCGTCTGACGAGTCGTGGCTGGTCGGCCGGGACCTGACGAAGGTCGCCCTGGTCGTCTATATGCCGTACCACAACGCAGGCATCACGTCCGAGGATCGGGCGCGGGTGCGTGGCGTCGAGTACGAGGTGTACGGCGAGCCATTCGACTGGCAGTCACCGTTCGACCCGGAGGCTCCCGGCGGCGTGGAGGTCGCGCTTCGGATCACCGAGGGGTGAGCCGTGGCACGTAGGAACAAGCTGACGCTGAACCACGCCAACATCGGGCGGGTCCTGACGAGCAACGCGATGTACGCGGCGCTGGAGAAGAAGGGCGAACAGGTCCTTCAGAACGTCAAGGACGCCGCCCCGGTGAGGACCGGACGCTATCGCGACAGTCTCCACCTGGAGCGCGCGCTGACCGACCGGGCGGTTGTCCGGGTGGTCGCTGACGTGGATTACGGCCTGGCCGTCGAGGCGAACGACGCCCCTATGGCGGTCGGCCTGAACCGGAGCAGACATGCCTGATCTTGTGCTGCGCTCGGCGCTTGTCCTGGAGCTGTGCACGTATCTGCGTGCCGAGCTTGCCAAGCGATCCGAGTCGTACGCGCAAGGCGTCACCGTCTGCCGCACGGTGCCGAACCCTCGCCCGGACCGAGTGGTGCAGTTCGCCAACCGTGGCGGCTACGCCCTCAACGCTTCGTTCACCCGATCGACGGTCGACGTGAACGTGTGGGCGTCGCTGGGCGACGAGCTGGAGGCGGACAACCTCGCCGCGCTCGTTGTGGGCCTGCTGGAGCTTGCCAACTCGGCCGTGATCGCTGACGTGCAGGTTGCGACCTACCCGCAGGACGTGGCGCCCGATGACGGGCAGCCGAGGCGCTTTGCGCGCTTGACCGTTACACACCGGGCCTACCCGGTTGATTGAGCAGTAAGGACTAGATGACCTATGGGTGCAAACAACACCGCTCAGGTGCTCTCTGGTCGTCCGAACGTTGCCGGGGCGGTCTTCTCGTTCCCGGTCGGCGCTGAGATTCCCGAAGACGCCACCACTGCCCTGCCGACGCAGGACCAGCGTGCGCTCGGGTACGTCTCGGAGGACGGCCTGACCAACAGCTACACCCGCGACTCGGAGCAGATCCGGGAGTGGGGTGGCAAGATCGTTCGGGTCTTGCAGACCGACGTGACCGACACCTGGAGCCTCGCTCTGATCCAGTCCGGTGACCCGGACGTGCTGGCCGAGGTTTTCGGTGAGGAGAACGTCGTCGTGACCCCGGCCGACTCGGGGTCCGGTATGGGCGAGTTGATCACCGTCAAGCGTAACGGTGCTCCGCTGCCGCCTCGGTGCTTCGTGTTCGAGATGTTCGACGCAGGCCGTGCTCGGCGCGTGAAGCTGGGCAACGCCCAGATCACCGAGAACGAGGACATTGCCTACCAGCGCGGTGCTGCGGTCCAGTACGGGATCACGATCACCGCGTACCCGGACGAGGCCGGCAACAGCTCCGTCGAGTACATCGAGGAAGTTGTCGCAGCGGCCTGATCCGCGGCTGAGTAGCTGTCTCTGACTTTGCGGCGGGGCGGGTTTCTGGTGGTCACCTGCCCCGCCGCTTCCCCTCTCTCATCACCGACCACCAACTGATCAACTGAGCAAGGAAAGGACCACCAACTATGGCTTTCACCTACAAGTTCGATGACGGCGCCGAGGTCGAGGTTCCGGATCTGGTGATCTCCAGCCGGGAAATGCGCAAGCTGCGCCACAAGTCCGAGCTGGACATTGCCTACGACCTCATGGAGAGCAAGCTGTCGGAGGACGAGCTGGCCGCTATCGAGACCTACACCGACGAGGACGGCAACGAGCAGGAGCGCGAGTTCTCCGAGACGGTGAAGTTCTTCAACGCGTGGTTTGAGGCGGCCGTCGAGGGAAAATAACGCCCGCCGTCGATGACGTAATGGGTCTGTGCGTGTTCATTGACGAACACGAGGACGCGGTGCGGCGGGACCTGCTGGATCGCGGGTTCCGACTGAGCCAAGTAGGCACAGACGACGGTATGTCATGGCGGGATCTCTTGGCGTTCGTCCGTGAGGCCCCGCAGGGGACGGCGATCTTCCGGGCGTCACTCGACAACGAGGAGGACGCGCCGTGGACGATCGAGGCCCAGCTGCTGGCTGCGATCGCGGACGGCATCCACGTTCTGGCGTGGCAGAACTCGGGCGGTAGCCGAGCGGATAAGCCGAAGCCGATCGAGCGGCCTGGCTTCCGGCCTGAGAAGCGAGTGATTCGGGGCGACGTGCTGAGCATTGACGAGTTGTCTGCTCGGCTCGGTATGGCCCCGCTGTTCTGACGCGGAGGGGCGTCCCAAGCGACCGCGCGTGCCTATAACACGGCGGTGCTGGGGCGCCCCTTTTCCGTTGCTGGCGAAAGGGTCCCGCATGGCTGAAGGACACGGCGTAGAGGTCGGCAAGGCCGTACTTTCGATCATGCCCGTGATGGGTTCGATCGGGAAGTCTCTCGATACCGAACTCAAACGGTCCTCCGGCGCAGTCGCGAAGGCGGGCAAGTCGATCGGCCTCGACCTCGGCAAGGCGATCGGCAAGGGCGCCGCGGACGGCGGGCAGTCACTGAAGGAGCTGGAGCGGCAGCTTGCCGCTGACGCCAAGCGCACGGCGGCGGCCGTGGAGAAGGCGCGGCGGACCGAGCAGGAGGCTACGGCCAAGCTGCGCATCGAGGAGGCGAAGCTGGAGGAGCTTCGCTCCTCGGGCAAGGCCAAGACTTCGCAGCTACTGTCGGCGGAGCTGCGGGTCGAGAAGGCGAAGCAGAACCTCGCGAACGCGAACCGCGAGCTGACCCGAGCGGAGCGGGTCAACGCCGACCAGATCGAGCGCAGCACTCGGGAGCTGAAGGAAGCCGAGCGCGCAACGGAGAACGCTGGCCGCTCCTATCGCGGCTTCGGCGCCAAGATCAAGGCAGGGCTGGCTGGCGGCGTCAACGCGATCCGCAACTTCGGTCGCGACTCCGAGCGCATCGCGGATAAGTCCGGTAAGGAAGCCGGGCACCGCTTCGGCGGCGGTTTCCGCGACACGGTGAAGGGCGTTTTCACTGGCGGCGCGCTACTTGGTATTGCGTCGCGCGCAGGGTCGCTCCTGTCCGGGCAGCTCAACGAGGCGATCAACCAGTCGGATGCCACCGACAAGTTCAAGCAGACGCTTCGGTACGCGGGCCTCAGCGTCAAGGAGACCCGGCGGCTCACGAAGGTGTCGCAGGAGTACGCCGACCGAACGGTGTACGACCTGGACGCTATCCAGAACGCGACCGCCCAGCTGGCGGCGAACGGCATCAAGCACGCCGACAGTCTCGTTGAATCGCTGGGCAACCTGAACGCGGTCGCTGGCGGTAACGCCGAGACGTTCCAGTCGATGACGCTGGTACTCACCCAGACGGCCGGTGCGGGCAAGCTGACGACGGAGAACTGGAACCAGCTGGCGAACGCGGTCCCTGGTGCCTCCGGCATCTTGCAGAAGCAGCTGAAGAAGAACGGCGCATACGTCGGCAACTTCCGCGACGCAATGGCGAAGGGCGAGATCACCGCCGAGGAGTTCAACAAGGCGATCGCCCAGACCGGCGGCACGAAGGCGGCGAAGGACGCCGCAACGTCGACCAAAACGATTGAAGGTGCGTGGGGCAACCTCCAGGCGTCGATCACTGGTGGTCTCGCCAAGATCATCACGGCTCTGAAGCCGTTCATCACCGCAGGCATCAACGGCCTGAGCAAATTCGCGGACATTATCTCTGCGAAGGTCATGCCCTTCATTTCCGGGCTCTCCAAGCGCCTCGGCAAGCGAGGGCTGGGAGGTAGCTTCGGCGGGCTCCTGGCCGCGGTGAAACCGGCCGCGTCGGCCCTGGTCCGTGTCGGGCAGCGGCTCATCCCGGTGATCATCAGCGCGGTGAAGATGTTCGGCGCCCAGGTGCGCGCGAACCTGCCCGGGATCAAGAAGCTGTTCCGGGAGATCGCCCCGGTGATCAAGCAGATGGGCGACACCTTCCTGCCGATCATCAAGAAGATCCTCCCGCTGTGGGCGAAGACCTTCGGGAACGCCCTGAAGACGGCGGTCGGCATCCTGCGGGCTTCGGTCAAGGTGATCAGTGGGATCCTGCACGTCCTGCACGGCATCTTCACTGGCAACGGCAAGGAGATCAAGCAGGGTCTGACGAAGATCTTCGGTGGGCTGAAGGACGCCCTGGTGACGATCATCAAGGGTCTCGTCAGGCAGCTGGGGATCGTCTGGGCAGGCATCAAGTCACTGTTCGCGAAGCCGATCAATTGGGTGATCGACAACGTGATCAACAAGTTGATCGGCGCGATCAACTGGGTGTCGGACAAGCTGCATCTCGGCCTGCACATTGACAAGCTGGGTCACGTCGGCGGCCGCCATGCGAGCAGCAAGGGCGGTGGTGGCCGGGCATCGGCCGGACGGTTCGCGGTCAAGGGCTACTCGTCCGGCGGCTACACCGGGCACGGTGGTAAGTACGAGCCTGCCGGGGTCGTACACCGTGGCGAGGTCGTGTTCGACCAGGAGGCGGTCGCGAAGGCTGGCGGCCCGCATCGACTCGATGCGTTCCGAAAGGCGCTGAAGCGTGGCAAGGCCCGCCTGGTGCAGGGCTTCGCTGGCGGCGGCATCGTCTGGCCGACGAACACGAAGCGGTTGAGCAACAACTACGCCGGGCACTCCGGTGTCGACATTGCCGCTGGTATGGGCGCGCCGATTTATGCCCCCGAGGACGGCACGATCGTCTACACAGGCTGGGGTCACGGCTTCGGCCAGGCAATCTTTGAGCGGTTCGCCTCGGGCATCCAGGCGGTCTTCGGCCACACGTCGAAGCTGCTGGTGAAGGCTGGCGAGCACGTCAAGGCCGGGCAGACGATCGGCCTCGTCGGCTCGACGGGTCACTCGACCGGGCCGCACCTGCACTTTGAGGTCAACGTGCCCGGGCCATTCGGCAACGCTGCCGACCGGGCTCAGTCGCTCGCCTACCTGAACGGCGCATCGCTGAGCGGCGGCGGTAGCGGCGGCATCCTCGGCGCGATCCTGCGCTGGTCGAAGAAGCACATTCTCGACAAGCTGATCAACAAGGTGCCGCTGCCCGACCCGAAGATGCTCGGCGGCCTGGCGCGGGGTGTTGCCTCGACGCTGGTCCACGCGGCGGCGAACAAGCTGTTCGGCCTCCAGCCGGACGGCGGCGGGTTCGCTGGGGCTGCGGTCGGCAAGGTCCAGCAGGCCGCGAAGGCGATGCTGGCGCAGTACGGCTGGGGTCCGGATCAGTTCGGTCCGTTGCAGAAGCTCTGGAACAAGGAGTCGGGCTGGCGCGTAAACGCGACCAACCCGTCTTCGGGCGCGTACGGCATCCCGCAGGCGCTGCCTGGGTCGAAGATGGCAGCGGCTGGGCCTGACTGGCGGACGAACCCGATCACCCAGATCCGCTGGGGTCTGTCGTACATCAAGCAGCGGTACGGCTCCCCCGCGGCCGCTTGGGCGCACTCGCAGCGGCTCAACTGGTACAAGAAGGGCACCAAGCGCGCCAAGAAGGGTCTGGCTGTCGTCGGTGAGGCCGGCCCAGAGTTGGTGAACTTCAACGGCGGCGAGCAGGTCGTGTCCAACAAGGACCTGCGCGCGGCAGTGTCGAAGGTGTTCACGGCGAACAACCGACAGATCCGCGCGAACCTGGTGGCGAAGTACACCAAGCAGGTCGAGCGGTACCGGAAGGCGCTGAAGGGTCTGAAGAAGGACACCGAGGCGTACCGGAAGGTCAACCGGAAGCTGACCGACGCCGAGCAGAAGCTGGCGGCTGCCCGCCGGTTGAACACCAAGGGCGGCGTGGACAAGGCGGTGGACCGGTTCGTTGCACGCTACGGCAAGGCGACGAAGAAGCTCGCGAAGATCGCGGCGGAGCGGCAGCAGATCGCCAAGAAGCTGCTGCCGGACGCGAAGGAGCGGCTGAAGCAAGCCAAGCAGGAGCGGGCGGACTTCCGGGCCGGGGTGAAGCAGTCGGTCCTCGACTCGGGCGCCCTGTCGCTGGATGCGGCCTCTCCGCAGCTGCTCATCAAGGCGATGTTGCAGAAGGTCGCGAACGCCAAGAAGTTCCTGGCGAACCTGAAGCTGCTGAAGAAGCGCGGCCTCAACGGGTCGATGCTGCGGCAGTTGGTTGACGCTGGCCCGGACACCGGCCTGGCAGCCTCGACGGCGATCCTCCGCGGCGGCGGGGCGATGATCCACAAGCTCAACTCGGTGCAGGCGCAGCTGAACAAGGTGGCCTCCGAGACGAGCCTGTTCGCGTCGTCGGCGCTCGGTTATGACAAGTCGGTGAAGTCGGCGCAGGCCCGGATCAAGTCCCTAGAGAAGCGGGACCGGAAGCTGGCGAAGCAGCAGAAGGCGACCTCGGCCAAGCTCACGAAGTCGGCCAAGCAGCGGCTTGCCCGCCTGGTCGTGCCTGAGTCGAAGGCCGCGCACGCTGCCGCCCAGGAGAAGAAGAACCAGCCCATCTATGTCGCGGTGACGAATCCGTGGACTGGTGAGGTTCTGATCCAGAGGGCGCGGAAGGTGTCGCAGGACGAGATCCGCAAGGCGGCGAAGGGCGCGAAGACCGCGCGCAAGAAGTGAGCGGGGCGGGGCGTCGCATCCCTCCGGGGTGCGGCGCTCCCCCGCCTCTCGATTCCTGGAGGTTGGTTAGGTGCCATACATCGTCAACCCGAACGCGTCGAAGCCGTCGCTCCCGGAGTCGGTCACTAGCCCGGACGGCAAGCTGACCGCGACGGTGGACGAGCCGAACGGCGGCGTGCTGCTGCGGGCGAGCTACCAAACCCCCCCTTCACCCCTCGCCGTCAACCTCCTATCCGACCCGAGTTTCGAGTACGGCCTGGGCGGGATCTCCCTCGCATCGACGGCGACGGGCACCTTGGATATGACCAGGGCGCGCAGCGGCGAGCAATCGCTGCTCCTGGACTCGGGCGAAGGCAACGGTGGCTTTGACGCGCAGTTCACCGTGCCAGTCGAGGCTGGCAAGACGTACACGTTCTCTGCGTGGATCTGGAATCCGTCGACTGGCGGCGCTGGTTCCGGCTACGCCGTGCGGGTGGCTGGTGCGCTACCAGCAATTAACGGGGCGAACTACTCGACTTTCCCTCGCGACGAGTGGGTGCAGCACACGGTGACGGCGACCGCCACGAACACCGGTAACGCGGTCTTGTACCTGTACCTGCCGAACGCGCCCTCGGTGCATGTCTGGGTGGATGACATGGGGTTCTGTGAGGGCACCAATCCGGTGGATTTCAGCGGCGACACCCCGGCGGACGATGAGGTCGGTTACCGGTGGCTCGGTGAACCGGGGGATTCACACTCCGAGAAGTACACCCAACCGGTTTGGCCGCTCGATCTCAAAGCGATTCGATTCTTCCGGGAGGACGGCACCCCGGTGCGCGGCGGCTCGCCCCGGCTGACTGTGGGTGGCGTCGCGTACGCGTACGACCGTGAGGCCCCGTGCGGGCAAGTCGTCTCCTGGTACGCCGTGCCCGTCTACAAGGACGGCACCGAAGGCGACCGGACCGATCTAGTAACTGTTGAGACGGCGGCGCCCACCGGCCTGCGCGAGGTGTGGTTGAAGTCGATCAGCGACCCGTCGCTCCAGGTCCAGGTGACGGCCACCGAGGTGCCTGAGTTCTCCTACGACGGCCGCGTTGACACGCAGGCGGTGCGCGGCACCCCGTACCCGGCGGTGACGTTCGACACCTTCAGCGCAGCCTCTGGGTCCTGGTCGTTCTACGTCCCGGATGCGGCCACGCGGAAGGCGTTGCAGGCGGTCATCACCTCGGGAGTCGTCTTAGTGCAGACGCGGCCCGGCTACGACGTGGAGGACATGTACGTCGTCTTCTCGTCACTCAGTCGGACGCGGCCTGGGTCTGTGAAGCAGCAGGACCAGGTGCTCCCTGCCGACTTCGTAGAGGTTGAGCGGCCGCCCGTCGAGGGTGAGGCGCTGTTCATCCCGGGCAACAGCTGGGCCGACTTCCGGCGCGTGTCCGGTACGTGGGCTCAGGCGCGCCAGGTGTTCCCGACCTGGGAGGACGCCCTGACTGCGTAAGGAGTGACGTGATGCGCTCTGACGTTTCCGAGCGGTTCAAAGCGCGACTCGGCGCTCAGGCGACACAGTGGGCCAACGAGATCCTGTGGACCAACGACGGCCGGACGTGGCAGACGGCCCGCCTGGTCGAGGGCACAGTGACCCGGAGCCTGTCGGACTCGGTGCACTGGAAGGCGTCGCTGACGTTGGCCGGGGTGTCGGCGGACTGGTCGAGTATCAACCCGCTGAACACCCGGCTACGTCTGCGGCACGGGATCCAGTTCGCCCGGGGCGACGTTGAGCTGTTGAGCTTCGGGCTGTACCGGGTCACGTCGGCGTCGCAGGGTGATCTGCCGGGATCGGTGGTCGAGGTAGAGGCCGAGTCGTACGAGTCGTTCCTGGTCGGCGCTGAGCTGGAGCGACCGACGACTTACCCGGCGACGACCGCGGGCGACGCTCTGCGCCGCGCTGCCGAGCCGGTGCTGGGCGACGCAACCTCGATCTCCTGGGATCCGCGCATCGAGGCCAAGAGCGACACGTCGGTGCCTGAGGTGATGATCGACACGACGCCGTGGGACTACATCGACGGCGACGGATCGTCCACCTCGGTCGCGGCGGCGATCGGCGCGCGGGTCATCGCTGACGCTGACGGCGGCCTGTTGGTGATACCGACGCCGACGTTGCAGAACGATCCGGTGGTCGAGGTGAAGCGCGGGCGCGGCGGCCTGCTGGTGTCACGGAGTACCGAGCTGACGGCGGATGGTGTGGCGAACACGGTCATCGTGACCGGGGCGAGTGTGGACGGTCTGTCGGTTGGCCCGGTGATTGTCCGCGACACCGACCCGGAATCTCCGACCTACTACGCGCGGCCGATCTCCCAAGGCGGCTTCGGCCCGGTGGTGTACCGCTACACGTCGTCGCTGCTGCTCACTGAGGCGCAGTGCGCGGAGGCTGGGCGGGCGAAGCTGGCCGAGCGGATCGGGCTGCGGCAGCAAGTGACGTTTGACAGCGGGCACAACCCGCTCATCGAGCCGGGCGACGTGCTGGTGGTCGACGGTGTGCGGGTCATCCTCGACTCGGTGACCTACAGCCTCACCGGCAGCAACCTGCAAGCCGACACCCGGGCGCAAATGGCCCTGGAGGACGGCTCGGTGTGGGACGTGCCTGACGAGTCGGACGACGACCTCGGCGGGGAGGGTGCCTGATGCCTAACTACGGTGCGCCGTCCGAGGATCTGGCGGCACTGCTGCACTCTCAGCAGGACGGCAAGTTCATTGCCCGCGTGGCGGCGGTCAACGAGGACGGGACGGTGTCCTTGGAGTGGGGCGCCGATCCCATCCTCAACGTCCCCTGCTCGGGGTCGTACACGAACCGGCAGGAAGGGCAGACGGTCATCGTTGAGCGGGTGGCCGGGCAGATCATCGTCACCGGAACGACCGCGACGCAGGACACGGACTTTCAGGCGCTCATTGACGAGGCCCTGGACCCGATCCAGGACGCACTCAACGACACGACCGACTTCGCGGAGGCGGTCAACGACGATGTGACGCGTCTGGAGAATATCCGCACCCGGGTGACCTTCGGGACGGCAGCGGCTCCGAGTGGCTTTCTTCAGGCGGACTCGGTGTGGTTCAAGGATCAGGGCGGCGGTCGCGTCGACCTGTACCTGCGGCGCTCGACTGATCCAGGCTCAGGGTCATCAGCGCCGCCTACCTCAACGAAGCCTCCGACGCACAAGGTACCGAAGCCGGTCACGATCACCCCGAACTCGCGCGGCTCCTGGCGCTCCAGCGGTCAGAAGGACGGGGACGTGTGGCAGGGCGACTGGACGGGCCGCGGCAACTGGCGCGGCGGCTGGTTCTACGGGACCAAGATCGCGGACGCCTGCTCGGGGAAGACGGTCAAGTCGATGACCTTGTACCTGTCCCGCACAAAGGACGGCTCGGGCTGGAACCGCGGCGTCCCGGCGCATGTGAACCTGCACAACGAAACGTCGAAGGCGAAACCTTCACCGATAGGCACGATGCACTCGGTGAAGCTGGCACCCGGCCAGGTCGTGAAATACCAGCTACCTAGCGCCTGGATCTCGGCGCTTGCGTCGGGCTCGGCGCGCGGGTTCATGGTTAGCGGCTCGGGTCGCAGCGACTATCTGAAGTGCGCGGGCTCGGCAGGGAAGCTCGTCATCAAGTTCAGCTAA